GAGTTAGCAGCACTGTCGCCTAGGGCTTCAGCAGCAGCTGTTGTCATGGCAGTACCCGTCTGGAAGTTAGCTGCACTTAGATTTTTCAGTACATTGGAACCAACATTAGTACCAGTACCGGAAAATTTAGTTTCGGCCTCATTGAACAGAGCTTCTGTACCGTTCTGTGCGGTATAACGAGCCTTCATCGCAAAGATAAGTCCAGTCGGACCGGTCATTGGCTGTACGCCGCAGATATCATAAGCAATAAGTGAAGGCATCGCACGGCGAACCAGCGAAATTAGGATCGGATCCCAATTCGCAACACTGGCGCCTGTAGCGTTTGCTGGAGCAGCTTCTGAAAGAAATGCATTATCTTCTCGCATTGCCCGCTCTTGGTTTTCTAGGATTACTGTGGTGACTGCCCGACGATAGCTATCTTTAATCTCGGGGAGGTCTGGATGCGCCAACACTGGCGACCACTTTTCCTGTAGGTGTTCCGTTTGAAACATTTTTATTTTCTCCCTATTTTTGTTGTGTAAACTTATTTAGCCTTGCTGTTCGCGGATATGATTCCGTGAAATAGCAGACATATAAGCAGCCATCGTTTGGGGAACGTCACCATCTTCTTCGATTGGTGTGCCACCCTCATTTACAGGTGCTGCTGTGTCATCATTGTTACTTGTTTGAGCTTTTGGAAAATATGACTCTTTGATCGTTTCGACTTTCTCACGAAAATCAGTTTCGTTCTCATAGTTAATATTTTCTGCAAGACCTGCAAACTTTTCTACTTCCGTATCTGCAAGATCAGAAGCCACATCTAAAAGAATTTCATGTCTTTTCAGTTCATCATTATCTTTAGATAGTCCAATATTAGTCTCTAATGCTTCGTTCAACTTACTCTCAAGCTCGTCAACCTTTTCGGCTGCGGCATCAAGCATATCAAACTGTTCATCAGGAACAGCAATATTGTGATCTTCAAATAATGTTTTAAGACCTGTGATGAATCCTTCTGCAATTTCCGCTTTCATTCTATGAGCAACGGGAACTTCATTTTTCCTCATCCATTCTTCTACAACATAGTTGAGATAGTCATCGACTTTCTCCGCCATATCATTCTTAGCTTCTTCAATTTCAGAATTGAACTTTGCTGTGAATTTCTCGTCAAGATGTTCTAACTCTGAACGAAGCTTCGCACGAACAGCTGCTTCAAAAATCGTAGCAGCCTTCTTCTTAAACTCCTCTGAAAGTTCACCACCTTCAGTCAGGGCATTAACATCATCTGAGAGATCCATAGCAGAAACTCGTTCCTCTATTGTCTCATCTTCTACATAAACTAATTCTTCCTCAGGTACTTCGGTAATGGTATCTAAAGTCTCATCTTCAACTTCTTCATTCGACTTCATCGGACCATTTCCGTCACCTTCAGCTTTGGGGGAAGCTGCGGAGGGAAGACCTTTACCATCACGGCCAGGCTTCTTAGCCTGTTTGGCTTTCTTCTCTGCGGCAACACCAGGATCAGTTTTAGCGTCAGGAGAAACAACAGCAGGACCCATGTCTTGTACCTCACCAGGCAGCTTTTCAGCTGGCATGGCGGCACCAGCACCACTCTTTGGGGCATCTGCGGCCACTTCGTCTAGTTGCGTATCGTCTGCAAATGATTCTGCAGCAATAGCTTCTAGTTCTGCGTTGATATCTGTCATCGTTGGATAACTCCCTTGTTATTTATAAAGTATATAAGTTATTTATAATATTTAAATTTTAGACAAAAAATCTGAAAAGATTTCAGCGTTTTTACTTTCTCTTGCCTGCGCAAATTTATAATTTCTATCTAACTGTTTTTTATATTCCTCTATATCCATCTCTTTAATTATGCCGTTATCCCATATCCACTCTTTACCTTCCATAATACCCTCTACGAAAGCATTGGGCGCAGAAGGATCTGCAACAATATCGGCCGCAGTAGCAAGATAAAAATCATCTTTGACTACTTGCATCCTACCTCTAGGTTCTAATGAACCCATACCTCGGGACGAAACTCCAAGCTTGGCACCTTCGTCTATGAGATTCTTTACAATTTTACCGTAAGGTGTATCCATTACCTTCGCCTCACCGATGAAATTCTGTCCATCTTGTTTGAGACTAGTAATCATATGTGATACTCGTTCTAGATTTACGGTAGGGCCATCTGGATGTCCCAGTTCGCCAAATGCACGTTTTTGATTGACATATTCTTTGTTGTATCTCTTTACTTCTTTAGCAAGAACTTGCTCAGGATACATACGTCCATTCCGATTTTTTATCTCGGACTGCATGAATACACCTTTGATACGATAGTTTTTCTTACCACCTTCTTCAGCTTCAACTATGTAATCAATATGATCAACGTGTTCGGATATAAGTTTCATTTATTCTTCCTCTGAAGGAACTTCTGCCGGGTCTCCTGTGATTCCGGTATCAATGCCTGTTGTTGGCTCAGGTAGTGGGTATTCAAAAGCTGTTCTTGCAAACTCATGTTTGGAGTTTACCCATGCATCTTCTCTTTTTTGCTGTAGAGCTGTATTAAAAGCTGCGTTGGCAGCGTTTAAATCACCAGAAGTAACAGCATCAACCATACCCCTAATCTCTTTAGTCATAATAATAATTCCTCATGTTCTTATATTTATAAGTTTCTATTTTCCAACTCATCATCACCATCAGCATCTTCGGGTTCTTGATCATCCTGGCCGTCGGGATACATAGGTTCTTGTTCGATACCCCTAGAAGGATCACCAAATCCACCTTCAGGTCCACCCATATCTTGACCAGCGACAGGATCAATCTTACCAGATTTTCGTTCATCATCAATCTGACGATCAATTGATGCCATCTCCAACTTGGTCTGTTGCAATACGTTCTTTCGTATCCATTCAATGGAGAAATATGTACCAATATAATCTGATACACCAGCCAATTGTTCTACACGATCCTTTAACAACTCACTTTCTTTCATTTCAAAGAAGTGATTATCGTCATTAAAATCGTATATAATAGACTCTCTAATCTCTTCCCAATCTTCTATAGTAAGAATACCTTTCAATAATAATTGAGTCTTTAAAAGATCAGCAAAAAGACCAGCAAATCTTTTTCGTAGTCGTTGAATAAATTTAGTAAACTTAATTTCGTCCCGTGTAATTTCAGATGATCGGCCCATATTGAAACCGGAGTCTGACATCAAACGTGAAGATGGAATGTTCAGCGACTTATAAAGTTTTTCTTGGAAGTAAGTTACATCTGCCATCTCACCTAGATTTTGACCACCAGGCAATGTTGTAATCTCTGTACCTCTACCACCTTCTCTGCGTGGTAACCAGAAATCTTCAAGCATTGACATTTGATTGCGGTCATCTTTAACCTCACCTGTAGAACCATCATACACAACCTTGTTGCGATAACGACTCATTACATCTTTAAGATAAGCTTCTGCTTTAGGTTTAGGTAGATTACCCACATCAATATAAAAGATTCTACGTTCGGGAGCACGACTGATACGATAGATAACCAACGCATCTTCCATCATACGGAGTTGGTTGGTAGGCTTGATAGCCTTTTGAAGATAACCATAGACTTGTTTAGTTGTCGGGTTATATATTCCTGATGTTACATAAGCAATAGCGTCTGGAGAAATTTTTAATCCTTGTGCGTTTTTAACACTAGGACCAGTAAAACTTGTCATCCCAGGATAAACACCAGAATCATTAAAGATAAAAAATTCTTGTGTCTTTTGTATTAAATCTATCTCATTAGTATTTTCTTTATTAGCTTCTTTTCCCTTTTCAATAATACGAACTTTCTTAATGAATTTGGGATCAATATAGCGAACTTCAGCAATACCTTTCCTAGCTTGTTTTTGATCTACTAGTTTGTGATAGAAAATACGTCCATCAATATACCAACGACGAAATATATCATGTCCTCTATATTTCCAATCCAAAAGACGCAGAACTTCAGTGAATTCTACAATCATTTTTTTCTTGATAGACTCAGACATTTTAACTAGATCAAGGTCTAGTTTTACAGATGTGTCCGTTTCGTCAGCCGTAACGGCTTCGTTGATAATATCTTCTATTGCTTGATCGCACTCCGGAGCTTCTGATGTTGTGCGATATTTACGAATCAGATCCCAGTCATTTTTTGCAACCTTATCCAGGTTTACATATTGACTAAAGAACCCGGCACCACCAGCAATGTCTAGTGTGCCTTCTTCGTCAGAAGGGGCGACAAAGGATTTCGCCTTTGCCGCCTCTTTCTTCTTGAACTCATATCCAAATAATTCTGCCATACAACTATTTATACAAACTAGAGCAGAACTATTTTAGGATATTAACCTCTATGTGTAGGTCCCGCCACTACCAGCAACAGTACCACCACCAAGACCAGAATCCATATAATTGAATCGCCATGTAACACCAAATTCCATTACTGCGTCATTGGTATCATAAGCAAGATCAATTGGATCAATCGTCTGCGGCCAAAGGTTATACAAAGTATACTTATTTACAGCTGAGTCATTTCGATCCATTTGCGTAACTGTGGCTTCGCCATAATAGTCTTGCGGTCCTTTCAAACCATAAGACCAGTTACCCATATCTTGCATACTATTAGACCAGCTTTCTAAATTACCCCGAATAGACCATGCAGCATCACTAAAGACTGTTGTAGTCCATGCATCGAATGTACGATCACCAGCAACAAATACTTGCCGACCACGATAAGGTATTGCTACCTCACCAATAGTCATTGCAGGAATTTGAGCTGAACGACACAAGAAAGTAAATTCCTCACCCAATGCAACACCAGCTGGTGTAGCAGTAATTTGGACTTGGAATTGGTTAGCACGAGCACCACCACCTTTGAGGTTCTGTACGAATGTATTAATATTAGGCATTTGTCATTCCCCCCTTAACCGGCTCTGCCGACTACTTCACTGAAATCAACACCAGTTCGTGTTGCAATGAAAGTCAGTGTGATGAAGTTGATAGACCTTGCTGGTTTGATATAGAAATCAGCACGGAACTCGTTATTATCAATAACCTGGCCTGTGTTGTTTGATTCATCACACACAGTTAGGAAGTCAATAATACCTCGTCTCGCCTGTACATCACGCAAGTAAGGATCTACCATCGCCTTAAAGTTGTCTCTTGTAAACTGATCGTTGAACTCAAAGAGTACTGAACGAGCAGCCAACTTTATGGCCTCCTCAATAGTGAGGAATAAGCGTCGAACGTTAATTCGACTAAAAGCACTGTTACGAGCAAGCCCTGTCTTATCACCAAACAACATCGTACCTTCGCCCGGGAACGCAACAACTGGGTTGATGCGAGCACGATACAAAGTATCACGTTGTGTCTGTGTAGGATTGTAAGCAAGTTCTACTGAACCACGAATCTGTCCGCGGGTCGTACCAGCAGGTGACCACCAAGGATCATTAGTAGTATCTGTGCGAGCACAAAGACCAGCCAAATGACCACAAAGCGGAACATGGCGATAAACGTCATTATAACGATCATACATTTTTGTATAACCACTATCAAAAATTGTGTATGAGTTACTACCTAACTGATCAAAGTAACCTTTGACGTTATTAGTTTGTGTATAACTCTGAGCAATATTCACCACATCACTT